GTCGGGATCATCAGCGGACGGGCGCCGGCGCCGACGTACAGCGTCTCGCCGTCCGGGGTCACCCAGGCGTTCGTCCACAGGTCCATGCGGTCGCCCTGCATGCGGTCCGGCAGGAACGGCAGAACGCGCTGCTCGACCGGGACGATGCGCGGCATGCCGCCGAAGGTGGCGTCGAGCCGGCCCTCGGTCGACCGGACGACCACCTTGCCGGGATCCATGAAGGGCGTCTTCGTACCGGTCGCCGGGTCGACGTACCGACCGCGATAGGACCAGATGTTGTACTGGTAGTTACCGATCCAGATGGTGCCGTGGGAGGTACCACCGTTGCCCCGCTGCTCGGGGTTGATCGCGCCCAGGTCCATCCGGCGATTGTCCAGCAGGTTCTGCACCTTGCTGTCGCTCAGGAACGCGTCGATCGCGGTTTCGCCGAAGATCAGCTCGTCCGGATCGTGCAGGCCGTTGTCACGCACGGTGTCGGCCAGGCTGCGAATATCGCCCAGCTTGTCGTCGCCCGACTGGCCCCAGGTGGTGCCGGCGGTCGGGAAATGCGCCGTCTTCGGCTGGTAGTCCAGGGTGTACAGGCTGGTGCCGTTCTCGTCTTTCAGATCGACCTGGCCGGTCTGAAGCACCTGCGACGCCTGCAGCTCGATAGCGCGGCGGATCTTGTTCTCGATCCGGCGGAACTGCGGGAACGCCTTGGCGATCGCCTTGGCCTGAAACTGCACATCCTCGAACGGGTTCTGGCCAAACTCACGCTTGAGCAGATCCCAGGCGTTGAGCGGGTGCGCTTCCTTGTGCGCCGGCGGAGCGAACCGCTTATTCGTGTACAGGTCGCCGGCGCTCATGCGATAGCCGGTCGACGGATCGATCAGCGCGACCGATACGTCTTCCTCGCCCCGCATGATGTCGATCTCGACTTCCTGCGAGTTGTGGAAGTTCTGGGGCGGCGCCTGGAACATACCCGTGAAGAACAGGGTGGGTTCGCGCTGCTGCTGGTAGGCGGCAATCATCCGCCGGGTTGCTTCACCACTCATCGAGTCGGCTCCTGTGAGTCGTCGGCGTTACGCCTGGTTATCCTGAATGTTTTCCTCGGGCACGTTCTTGGCCGTGATGCCATAGTCGCGCAGCTCATCGAGCACCACGTCGTCGACGTTCGTGTCGTCGCCGTCGGCGTCGATGATCAGCTTGTTCTTGCGCATCACGCCGGACTGCGGAACCCGCACCGGCTTGTCGCCCGCGCCGTCAGCCGTCACGTCGTAGGTCAGCACCGTCTTCGGGATGCCGTCCTCGTTCGTGGTGCCGCCCTTGACGAAGGCAATCAGCTTGCCGGTCGAGCTGTCACGCGCCAGGATGGTACCGGCCTCGTAGGTGTCGGCGCCCGTGAAGGTCAGCGTGTCGTCGCGATAGGGGCCGTCTTCGAGTACAACGCTGCCCAGATCGACGTTCGTTACGGTCATGTTCATGGTCTGCTACCTGTCGTTGTCCGGGTTACTCTTGTACGCCGACTTCCGCCTCGAGGGCGGCGGCTACCTGATCGGCCTGGTCGTCGCCCTCGCCCGCGGCTTCACCGCCGGCGCCAGCTTGCGCGGCCGATTCGGCTTCCTCGCTTTCGGCGGCGCGAGCGTCAACGTCGCGCTTGTTGACGGCGTGACCCATGAACTCCATCTGACGCGTCTGCGTCATTTCGGAGCCGTCGGCGATGCACTGGAGCGCGAGCTTCTGCGCGTTCGCGTCGTTGCCGGCGATCTCGGCCGCCTTGGCGAATGCACCCACGCGGTCGCGTTCCTGGTCGGCGCCGATCTTGACGACCTGGTTGTACAGTTCGGGATGATTGGCTTTCAGCGTTGCCAGATCCATGTTGTCAGTCTCCGGTTCAGGTTTCTCGCCGGCCGATTCGCCGGCCGCTGCGGTTGATTCTACCCCAGACGCAACGGGCGTGTCACCCCCTACGCTGTCGATCATGCCCCGGTTCTTCGCCTCGTCGGCCAGCAGCAAGGCGCCACGGCCGAAATCCTGTGTCGCTTTCTTCTCCGAAACGTCGCGGCCCCGGGCCACTTCCTCGACGAACAGCGCGTGGTAGGCGTCCAGGTGCTCGCGCACCGTGGCGCGGCCTTCCTCGGTCGTCACGTCGGGGCGCTTGTCCGGCGATTCGGTGTTCGTGATGCTGACCACGTCCTCGTTCACCATGATCTCGGCGGCTACGCCGAACGATCCGATGGCGCTAGCGCGGTTGTTCGCGATCAGCTCGTCGGCCTGGCTGGCGAGGATAAAGCCCGCCGAGGCGGCCTGGTTGCCAACCCGCGCGATGGTGCGCTTGCTGGTCGCCTGCACGGCGGCGAGGGTGTCAAAAAGCCCCGCGACGGAACCGCCCGGGGTGTCGAAAAGCAGCTCGATCGATTCGACCGCGGTGTCTTTTTCGGCTTCGGCCAGGGCCTGCCGGATGTCGGCATAGGTGGTATTGCCACCGCCGAACAGCAGGGCCATGATGTTCGCGCGCTCGGTGAGCACGCCGGTGATCTCGATCTGCGCGGTGCTCCCCGCTTTCGACAGGATCCGCGGACTGCCGTCCTCGTTCCGGCCCAGCCGGGCGACGATTTCCTGCTGCTGCTCGGCGCTGGGCTGCATGCCCTTCGCCACAACGGCGCGCAGATGTTCGAGCGTGTTCGGTTCGAGTAACCACATGGGGTTATTGTCCTCCGTCCTGTGACGACGTGTCAACGTCTTCGAGCTTTTCGTCGACTCGCTCGCTGACCATCTCGTCCAGATGCTCGGCGAACGCCTCCGACATCTCGCCCGGCACCGGGCCGGCGTTCGCGCCCGGGCCGCTGTTGCCGGGGCTTTGCGCGTACTGTTGCTCGAACTCAGCCAGGGGCCGGCGGGCCTCAACCAGCTGCTGATTCTCGCGTTTCAGCTTTTTCACGACCCGGCGGTGCGACTGACCGAACAGCTCGCGGCTCGCGCGGGCGTTCGTCGTCCAGCCGCGATCGACGGCTTTCGCCATGCCGGTCGTCTGCTTGACCAGATCGGTCGACGGTTTGATCGCGCCCGACCAGTCGGACTCCACCCAGGCGCCGAACACGTCATATTGCGCCGGATCGCGCCATGCCTGGAGCAGCCCGGGCGCGCGGACGCGCTGCAATAGTACTTCACTGAGCAGCCAGTCGACATAGATCGGCTGACAAAACGCCTGCCCGAACGTGGTGCGGATCTTGTTCAAATACATCTTGAACTCGTTGATCGCCGCCTGGCTGGCGCTGTAGTTGTTGCTGAACGCGAGCCACAGGATCTCGGGCGGGATTTCGTGCGACCAGGCGATCGCCTGCACGATGGCACTCTCGAACGGGCCGAAGTTGATCTCGGCGCCGGACTGGTGCACTTTCAGTTCCTCGCCGACCTGCATCTCCTGGACGAACAGGCCCGGGATCTGGCCCTCGATGGTGAAGTTCCGCGGCGCCTCGACTTCATGATCTTGCGTAAACGAGTCCTTACGCGTGGCGCCGCTGGACAGCGGGCGGGAGCCCATCTTTTCCTGGCTCTTTTCGACCGAAGCGGCGACCATCGAATTGATCACGGCTTTGCGCTGGGCGCTGTCGCGGTACCGGTCGATCTCTTTTAGTGACTGCATGATGATGCCCAGCATGGGCTCGCCGCGCACGTCGTCCCGGCGCTTGTCCGTGCCGTAGACGAGCCAGGCCATCTTGCGACCGGTACGCGGGCCGAACGCCGGGATCCGCTCGCTCTTGCGATCGTGGCCGTGCGAGATCCAGAACGCGACCTGACGCCCGCGGGCATCCAGCTCGACGCCCTGGATGATCTGGTGTCCTTTGCGCAGCCGATCCGTGCGCAGATCGTACGGGGTGCGTACACGCTGGCCGTTGATCAGCTGAATCTGCGGCAGCTGGGTGCGGCTGTTCTGGCGCTCGACGACCAGCACGTCGCCGCCGATCAGCGACTCGAGGCGGGCCGTCTGTTGCAGCTCGGCGAAGGTGTGCTGTTCGTAGTAGTCGACCAGCTTGGGGTTCTTCGACCACAGGTGGAACCGCTGTTCGACGTCCTCCGACCAGTCGGTGAGCGCTTCCTCGGCGAAGCCCAGAATATCCTCGTCCGGGAACGCCTCGAGCGTCAGGCCGGTATTGATCTCGTTCGTGATCAGACGCCGCAGCAGGCCCCGGGCGTACAGATTTTTACGGAATAGCGTGTCGGATCGCTGGCGCAGGGTCCAGTAATCCGTGGTGAGCAGCTCGGTCGGGCCGTACCCGCCGACGAATTTCTCGCCATCCATGACGCCCCAGCGCTGGGCGCCGCGCTCGTTCGGGTTCTCGACCACACCACCGGCCGCCAGCTGGTCGACCGACACGGTCGGCAGGCTGCCCGACTCGATAGTCTGCCCGTCCGGCGCTGGTTCCAGCTCGACGCTATACTGCACGTCGACATGCTCGGTCGGGGCGTAGCTGGTCGCCGCCTCGCGCTTGCGCTGCCAGGGGAATCTCAAAAGTCGGGCCTCACATTGAACGTTGCGGTGCCGTAGACGCGCTGTTCCAGCACGGCGAGATGGTTGTACAGCCCCTCGAGCGTCCGGCGAAGCGTCGAGAGATTGGCCTTCGTCACGCTTTGGTTCGTCTGGCCGGTGTCCAGCGAATAGGACTGGACGGCGCCGCTCGCCAGCTGGGTGACCGCGTCCTCGTACTGCTCGATTTGCGTCTTCGTGGCCTCGATGCGCTTTTTCAGCCAGGCGTTATCCATCAGCGGCTACCTTCGCGGTAGAACAGGGGTTCACGCTCAGAGTATACCAGAGCCCAGAACGCGGGCCAATCGACCCGCTCCTGATCCATCTGGTGCCGGCAGATATCCCACGCGAGCAGGTCCAGGCCGGCGTTCGCGTAGACGAGCAGATCCCACAGTTCCTGTGCTGCGCCGTGCGGCCGGTGCCAGCGGACGCCAATCCGGCGGTTCGTCTCCTTGTCGATCTTTTCCTGCTTGACTTCCCGCGTCAATTCCTTTAGCTGATCCTCAGTCACGTCCACCGGGGCGTTGTAGGTGCCCTCCGGCTGGACGCCCTCGCCGGACCAGCGCCGGTTCAGCCGGGCCGACCAGCGGTCCTTGTACAGATCGACGGTGACCCGGAACCCGCGCGTGCCCTGCTGCGTCTCGAACGGTGCGAACTCCTTGATGGTTTGGTTCTTCGACGGGGTGTCGCGGCCCAGGATCGGGAACACGCCGTCCTCGTACTCGGCGCAGAACGCGGTCACCAGGTCGTTCGAGTAGCCCGCGTCGACGAGCGTCATCACGATCGGGTATTCCTTGCCGTCGAGCGCCGTGTATACCTTCGTCTCGATCAGCTCGCGCAACTGGCCCCAGGTGCCGGCGTCGTCCGGGTCCATTGTGTCGCCATAGAACCGCCAGTAGTCAATCAGGAACGCCCGCTCGCCGCGGCAGAACCCGTGCACCGCCACGGCCAGATTATCCTTGTGCACGTCCACGGTGCAGATCAGCAAGCCGATCGGGTAGCCGGTCGCCTCCAGGGCGAAGTTGTTCGGCACCGAGCCGAAGCCGTACTCGCTGCGCCGGTGGCCCGACACGGCGGTGAACTTGACGCCCTCGCCGCGTAACTCATAGGGCCGGGCCAGCACGTTGTTGTAAAAGACTTGTAGCTTTTCCAGGTTGCGCGCCTGGTTGGTCTGGTCGTCGTACGCTTCCAGCCACATCTGGACCTGATCGGCCCAGGACAGAAAGCCGACCGGGCTGTACAGGCCGCTCAGGTGGTACGACCGTACGTCGGCCTGCACCGGTGTCGATGTCGGCACCCACTCCGCCCCGTTGTCCGGGTCGAACAGCTCGACCTTGTCCTCGTTGATATGCGCGCCGCCGCAGTTGATGCACAAATAGCGCACGCTGTCGCGCACCAGCGCGCCGTCCTGCGTCTCCCAGACGATACC